CATCTGTCAAATGTCTCAAGGAAAACCTGCTGATCTTGCTGTTTTCGATCAGAAGGTTCGAATGTTGACTTACGGAGACGACGTTTGCATCGTTGCGCGTCAAGATGTTTTGGAGTGGTACAAAGGAGAAACCGTGCAGGAAGTTCTCAAGCATATTGGTTATGAAATAACCGACGCTGCGAAGTCCTCAGTGGTTCCCTCCTCTCAACACTTTGATCAACTTACATTTCTGAAAAGTCCATTCAAGTGGTGTCCTTCTTTCTCTTTCTGGCTCTGTCCAATTCCTAAGAAAGACATCTACAAGGAGTTGAAGTACGCACCCAAGAATGTCATTGGGGACGAGTTAGACCTTCGTCAGCGTATTTCTGTGACGTGTCGCTTTATGGCACATCATGGGCGTGAGGACTTCGTCGAGTTCAAACGTCAACTTCATCAGTGCGGTATTCCGTCGGCGTGGTTAACTAAGACCTACGACCAAAACCTCACTGAAATTGCCGAGAAGCAGAAGGAATTTGCTTTTGCTTCTGTCTAAATTTTTGCAGAGAGACATTGTCTCTGCAACCAAAATGAACTTTTTTTTTTAAAGGTGTGTCATTCGGTTTAAATTTCCATTTTTGGACATTCCATCAAATTTTTGTCAAACTTCATTTTATGTTATCTGTTTATGTATTGTCATGTATTGTCCATTTGTTCCGGCCCTGTGGGGTTAGATTTGCTATGAGCATCCTTCTCTGGAACAAGTCAAGATAGTTTTACTTATACATCATTCTGTAGTCTTAAATTACAGAACATATATCTCTTTACTTTTAACTTGCCTCTATTCTATTTTAATTTTAGTTCATAGAACTAAGCATTCTTATAAGTACTTCAATATTTTTGGGGATAAACTCGATACGACTGCCAAGCTTAGGTGTTATAGCCATAAGACTTGGGTAAACTTCCGTTCTTGTCTCGCCCAACGGTATTAAACTTAGTGTCAACTACTATATAGTTGTTTTTCTTTTATACTTTACATTCTATTTCTTAGTATAGTATATCATATTTAA